AACGTCGATATGAGATATAATCAAATGGCTGTTGACCAAGATTATTTTATACCTGTACGTGACCCGGCACAAACTAACCCAATTGAGACATTACCAGGTGCTGCGAATTTAGGTGAAATTGCCGATATTGAATACATTCAAAAGAAAATGTTAGCCGCTCTTCGTATACCTAAAGCGTTTTTAGGATTTGAAGAAGTGGTTGGTGATGGTAAAAATCTTGCATTAATGGATATTCGTTTTGCTAGAACAATCAATAGAATTCAAAAATCTTTAATACAAGAATTAAATAAAATTGCGTTAATTCATTTATACCTTTTAGGTTTAGAAGATGAATTACACAACTTTAGTTTATCATTAACAAACCCATCATCTCAATCAGATTTACTTAAGATTGAACAATGGAAAGAAAAGGTTACGTTATATAAAGACGCAACATCCGACAACTCACAACTTGGTATTTTACCTGTTTCGCATACTTGGGCTAAAAAGAATATTCTTGGATTTAGTGATAATGAGGTTATACTTGATTTACAACAACAAAGACTTGAAAGAGCTATTGGTGGTGAGTTAGCGGCAACCGCACAAATTATTAAACGTTCAGGAGTGTTCGATGACGTCGACGCGAAATATGGTATACCTGAAGAAGAAAGAGAAAAATTAGAAGCTGCTGGTGGTGCAACGGGTGACGCTGCCGCTGGTGGTGGAATGGATATGGGTATGGGTGGTGCACCTGCAGATATGGGCGCACCCGCAGAAGCACCTGCAGGAGGAGCTGCACCATTAAGTGAATCGAGAAAAGACAAGATTTTATCTATGTTAGGTGACGATTCAGAAAAATTAGACGATTTATTTGATATTAATAAAGCACAACAGAATATTTATGAGATAGAGAATAAATTGAAGGATATATTAAACGACTAAAAATGAACAAAATAGGGGTATTAAAAACCAAAATCTTAAAAAAACTTACAGAATCTTACTCAAGTCAGAACAAGTCTGAAATGAAGGATATTTTAAAAACAATAAAAGAGAATAAAGACTTTAAAGAGTTATATCTTTTTTATGAAGAAATAGAAAACAAATATTTTGAAGATAAAGAAGTTGCTAAATTGTATGTTGAGGAACTTAATACAATTTTGAGAAGTAAGTCTAAAAGTCTCGTTGAATTTTGTAGTTCATTAAATCAAAAATTAGGTGAATTAGAAATCAATGAAAACGAGGTTTATTCTACTCTTGACCAATTATTGGAGGAGGATAGTTTAAACAACATCGATAAGAAGGTTATTGCGAAGAAAAAATTAGTAAATCATTTAACAACCAAAAAAGAAGTAAACGAATCTAAGGTGGAAGGTATTGTACCTAACGAAAGTTTATTACACGCCGTATTGGCAAACAATTTCAACGTTTTATATACAAATAGTTTAAATGAAGAACAACAGGAGGAATTGAAAACAATTCTTTCAATGTCACAAGAAGACTTAGAGAAAAACATTACTGAATTAAAAGAATCTGTTTTAACCCAAGTGGGAACTATATTATCTGAAAATAAAGATGATGAATTAACAACAAAATTAACTCAAGTTCAAAAAGAGGTAAACGAAATGAATTTTAATAAGTTTAATCTTTATAAACTTAAAGAATTAAAAAATGGTCTTAATTAAGACCATTTTTTTTTGACTCTATGTAAATCGCCTTTAATTTTTGAGTTCTTTTCTTAACTGAAGGTTTTACGAACTCTTCCCTTTCTCTGAGTTTTTGTATCTGTTTTGTTTTTTGAACCTTTTGTTTATAAGTCCTAAGAGCAGATTCAAGACTCTTTTCATTTTTAATTTCTATTATTAACATAATTTGGTTTTAGTATTATATAAATATATTTTGGAAATACAAGAATTTTTCTTTATATTTTAATTAACACCATAAATTAAAATAATATGAACAAAATTAATGAAAACTGGGAAATTTATACCCCTCGGATACTATGAAAATGTAAAAATTGGTTACGGAACTGTAGACTTTAAAAATTTAAAAACCGTATACATAAAACTAAATTCTTGGTTATTACCTGAAAGTGAGACCGATAATTTCGAGTTAATACTATCAAGAACAAGACGTGAAATAAAAACGTACTTGTATTATTTGGAAAATGAGTTTTTCAAAAAAGAAAATATTGTCGACTTAGACGTTAGGACTAAAGGAATTAAATTAGAAAAAAAGTCCTTTATGAATTTAGAAATTACATTATTCGTTAAAAATCAATTTGATATCAGAGATAAAGAAGTTAAAAAAACTATTAAATCTATATCGGAAAACATTATTAATGGGAATTTAAAAGACAAAAATCTGTTTAATTTCTATAAGAACAAGAAATAAGTTGGGATATCGATGTATTTATAGTATAAAAACTGTAAATGAAGATATTAGGTCCAAACGAGACGGGTAAGGGAATCTTAATCGAATACGACGCAGGACACGTTTCACCTGACGACAACAAAAAAATTATATCAGAAATGAAGGGTATGGACTTCTCAGAAGACCTTATCCTTTATGCTGTTTTACAAAAATACGACACACCTAACAAAAACGGGAGAATCTATCCCGAAGTTCTACTTAAAAGAGAGAACGAAAAATATCAATCCCTTATTAAGAAAGGGGGTGCTTTAAATGAATTAAATCACCCATCATCATCACTTATTGATTTGGATAGGGTATCACACTCTATTACAGAGACTTGGTGGGATGGTAAAATGTTAATGGGTAAGATAAAACTATTCACATCACCGGGTTGGAAGAAAATGGGTATTGTGTCCACTAAGGGAGACCAAGCAGCTATGTTAATTATGAACGGAGCTACTTTGGGTATTTCTTCTCGTGGAGTAGGGTCCCTTAAAAACATTAAAGGTCAAAACATAGTACAAGAGGATTTTGAACTTGTTTGTTTTGATTTAGTGTCATCTCCATCTACGCCAGGTGCATATGTTTTCCCTGAATTATCTGATAGAGACAAGTATCAAGAATCAATCGAAGAAAAAGGAGAAGGATTTGATAAGATGAAGTCCTTGATGGGAAAATTAGATAACTTTTTATCCAAATAATAAATTTTATAGGGTTACCAATACTGAAAAAGTAAATTTTTCGTAAAAACGTAGTATTTATAAGATAATAAAACAAATAAATAAAGATGAGTCAAAAATCTATTTTAGAACAAGCATTACTTCAAGTACAAACACTTGAAGAGGCAGTAAAGCAAAATGCAAAAGGTATACTTGCTTCAACAATGAAACAAGAACTAAACGATTTGCTTAGAGAACAAGTAGAAGATGAGGATGAAACTGAAGTTCCAATGGGTGAACAACCAGAGGACGAAGTTAATCCTGAAGAAGAAGAAGATGTAACAGGTGATGAACCTGAAGATGAAGAAACTTCAATAAACGATGAACCATCTGATGAAGAAGATGAAATCGCCGATGAGCCTGAAGCTGATGAAGAAGGTGAAATGGAAGATGAAGAATTCGGAACAGATGAAATGTCTGATGAAATGTCTGACGAATCTGATGATGACGTTGTCGATATGACATCAGCGTCTGATGATGAAGTACTTAAAGTTTTCAAAGCTATGAAACCAGAAGATGGTATTGTAGTTAAAAAAGAAGGTGATAAATTATCACTTAGTGTTGATGACCAAGAGTATATCATTAAGTTAGATGGTGAAGATGGTGGAACCGAAATGGGACTTTCAGAAGAAGAATCTTATGACGAAAGCTTTTCAAATCCTGAAGACGATGCTCAATTAAACGCTTTAGAGGAAGAAGATGACGAAGACGGTACAGTTTACGAAGTCACTCTTGATGAAGATGAAATTGAGTTGGACAAAGAAGGAGTTGAAGAACCTAAAAAAGTTGAAGCTACAGAAGCCGCAAGAACTCAAGGTAATGGAGTTAGACCACCAGCACAAAAAACAAAATTCAAAGCAGGTCGTCACTCAATGAATGAGGAAGTTGAAACATTGAAAAAACAAAATTCTGAATACAAGAAAGCTTTAGTTCTTTTCAAGGAAAAACTTAACGAAGTTGCAGTATTCAACGCAAACTTAGCTTACGCTACAAGATTGTTTACTGAACATTCAACAACAAAACAAGAAAAATTGAATATTTTAAAAAGATTCGATTCAATTTCTTCTATAAATGAAGCAAAAAATCTTTACAAATCAATCAAAACCGAATTAGACACTAAAAAACCAATGACTGAATCGGTAGTTGAGAAAATTTCATTAACTCCACAAACTTCTTCAACTGAGGTATTATCTGAATCAAAAGCATATGAGAATCCTCAATTCAGAAGAATGAAAGATTTAATGAGTAAAATAAAATAATAAAAAAAACAAAAAAATACAATTTTAAAATGGGAGCATTATTAGAATCAGGTATGGTTGGTAACATCGGTCTTAAGCACCTTCGTGTTATCAAAGAAGATACCATCAAAAAATGGGATGACTTAGGCTTTTTAGAAGGTCTTGGAGGTCACCAAAAAGATAACATCGCGCAATTATATGAAAACCAAGCGTCTTATTTAATCAACGAAGCAGCAGTATCTGATGCTTCTGGTTCTTTCGAGACTGTGGTATTCCCTATCATTCGTCGTGTATTCTCTAAATTATTAGCTAACGACATCGTGTCTGTACAAGCTATGAACTTACCAATCGGTAAATTATTCTACTTCATTCCTAAAATTCAAGGAAGAGATGGTGTTAACCACCGTCAACCTTATGGAATGCCAGGTAATAACGACGCAGCAACTGCAGGTTACACAGATGCTAAAAACCTTTACGATAGCTTCTATGAGGCTGGTGATGGTAACTCTCCTTCTGAAGGTTTGTTCGATTACTCTAAAGGTTCATACTCTGCTGTTACTTTAAATGGTGCAGCGGTAGTTGCTTTCTCTAATGGTACAGTTGCTGATGTTCAAAGAGCATCTTTAACAGGTACTACTCAAACTTCATTAGTAGTTAAATTCTCAGGTTTCACTAAAGACGGTCAAGGTAAGTTAATCGGACCTAACGGTTCTGTAATGGATACTGAAGAATTCTTAGCAGGTGCTGAAGTTTTCGTAAGTGGAGCTTCTAAAAACTTCAACATCGTAACTCAGAAATACGGTAAAGGTATTATCGAGTACGGTTCTAAATCAACTTCAGCATTCCCTGGAGGTAGATTCCAAGATATTTGTGACGAAGAAGGTGTTATCTATATCAACGTAGATTTACAAAACTACAATGGTGTAACAACTGGTTTCACAGCTTCTCAATTATCTAACACATTCCAAGCTTCTGATGTAACTTTAGGTTTTAGAGTTTACTCTGACTTAGAATTCGAAGATGCAATTGGTGAAGTTTCTTTCGATTTAGAATCAGTAACTGTTTCTGTAACTGAAAGAAAATTAAGAGCTAGCTGGTCTCCT